TGGGTGCACTATGACCACAGAAATGTTAAAGCACGTTGGAGTAAATAATATATTATGGCAAAGAAAGTAGGCAGACCTAAGAAAGTACAGGTTAACATTGAAGGTGATAAAACAGATGTTATCATCCAAACAAATAAGGCAGAGATAGAATACCACAAAGATGGCACTAATCATGAGCTTGACTATGATGGTAAGAAAGTAGATGTTAACATCAAAAAAGATGAGACAGGAACTAAGGTAACTGTAGAGTCAGAAAATAAATTCCTTAAAGCTGTTGCAACATTAGCATCTAAGTTTGTTGTAAAACGATTTAAAAAATAGTATCTGGATACTTACCATTAGAACAGTTACCGGATCAACTCCCCCATGTGATATGGTGTCACATGTCTAAGCTCACTGAATAGGTGAGCTTTTCTTATTTAGAATCATTATAAATTACACTAATTATTTGCATATATAAAAAAACTTACTAACTTTGTTCTATAAATAATAAACAAAACAATATGAAAACAGAATTTATCAAAGAATGCGACACTTGTTGGGGGTCAGGATCAGTATTAATTAGCAGTGCTTATGAGCATCCATCTCACAGTGAGTCTGATATTTGCAATGAGTGTAGAGGTGAGGGCAAATACCTTGACTATGAACTATTAACTGAGCGTGTTGAGGATGTTGAGTGGATGATTGAGGGCATGTTGACTCGAATTAGATTGACATCTGATACTTTAAAAGATTTGAGCAGAGGTATGTTCTATGAGTTACTTCCTAAGTATAAGCATAGACTTAATATTCAGTCAAGAGCACTTGCAAGATTAGAACTTTATTTGTCAAACCTTAAAACTTATTAATCATGACAGAAGATCAAAAGGCTGTGAGAGACGTTTTAGTGTTCTCTGCTGCATTATTAGCTATCACTTTTGTGTTGATTTATATCGGAGTAGTAGGATAGCATGAGAGAGCCTAAAATACACTTAGCAATTATCAGTTATTGGGATAACTTTGATGAAATCAGATATTATAAATATTTAAAAGTATTAAAAAATGTGGATAATACATTATCGAGGATACATGGGAGGAGCTTGGAGGATATTAAAAAAGACTGTGCAAGCAGACTCAGAATGGGAGGCACGCAGAATGAGCAACCTTTGGGAGAAACTAATTATTAAAATTGAGAGAGTATGAATCAACTTAAGATGTACAAATGCATAAGACTAATGCAGATGTTACAAGATAATCCAAGGCACATCCATACCATAGCAAGGTATTTAAATGTAACTGAAAGGACAGTGTACAGATACTTTGATTTGTTTAAACAGCTTGGTTATACCTTAAATAAAAGTAATAATAAATATAAATTAGAAATATGAAAACAGCAGTAGAATGGTTATTAGGATATATAAATCATCTAAATGAAAACGGATATGACTTCCGTCCAAAATATGATGAAAATATAGTTGAACAAGCCAAAGAAATGGAGAAAGAGCAGATAATGGATGCTATTAATTTTGGAGATGAACGAGGTAAAATAACCACATATAAATCAGCAGAACAATACTACAACGAAACCTTTAAATCAGAAGAATGAAAATAACAAACCCAACCCGTTTAGTCTTAGCATGGAAAGCTATGGCTTACACATTAAAATTTAATTAACATGAAAAAACAAAACTTAGAAATGCTACAGCTACTTGAAAGCATAGAGGTAATGCTGCAAAATGGTAACTCAATACACCCAGACTCAGTCATTAGAGGAGCTATTCGCATAGCAATAGGAATGGATCAGTATGGAATGCCAGATGGATTAAACACTCCAGAGAAACATGAGCAGTATTTGAAGGATATAGGTTTAATTAATATAAAAAAATACAGAGTATGGCTTGAGGATGCCATTGAGGAGGAGTTGGGATTTTGGTGGTATTGCTACCTTGATGGTAATGGATGCCTGCAAGATTACAACTATCCAGATGATATGCCGGATACATTAGAATGGTACATTGAAAATGGTTATAAAGTAGAGGAGGTGACCAATGACTGAAGAAGCAAAAATGGCATTATTTACTTTTGCAATGGGATTTTTAATAATTGGAATAGGATTAATTTATAATTACTTTAACGAAAAATGACTGACATAATACAATACATTGAGGATAATGACCTCAAAGCACGACACAGATATAGACACTACACTTACAAACGTTTCTATCTTTACAACCTACTCAGAGAGGAAGGACTTACACTGTATGAGATAGCAGCAATGTTTAACAGAGATCATGCAAGTGTGATACATGGACTTAAAACTCACCATGATCTAATCTCAATTAAGGATAAAATATACCTTGACTATATTGAGGAGCTAATGTTAATCTTTGAGAATTACAATGAAGATCATAACCTTGTTGATGACGTAATGAACTGTTTTTGTTTAAAACAATTACAAAAAATTAAATTCAGAATTAACAATAATCTCTACAAAGAATTAAATTTGTAGTCCATACTGTTTTGATTTATTACTTGAAAGACCCTCTTTGCTCTGCATGGAGGGTTTTTTTATAGGTGTAAACCACTGTAAACTGTTTACAGTTAAAGTGTAAACTAAAAACGCTGTAATTAACTGAAAATCAAAATAATAACTCAAATTTACTGTAAACTTTACAGGTTTTAGATTATCAGTTTTTATTTTTACTCAACAGAAAAAAAATAATTTTTTAAAAAAGTGTAAAGTTTACAGTTGAAACGCTCTGAAAACCCCGTCATTACTGAAAAAATGATTCAAAAAGGTTTACAGTAAAAGTTTACAGTAGTTTACAGTAGTTTACAGTTAATAAGTTTGTTGATAATGTTTATAAAAGTAGTATTTAGTACATGAAATTATGTTTAATTTTGTTCAAGGGGTTGTCGGAGGCATCCACTTAAAAGGTTCACGCTGCCTTTCCCCTATTTTTAAATTAGCGTGGTTTAAATTAGCGTGATATGATTACAAAAGATTATTTAAAAAAGTTAGCAGGAATAGGTTATAGCATAATACCTTGTGATGCTACAAAAAAGCCTCAAGAGTTAAAATGGACTGAGCAACAATGTAAGACTACAGATGATATTGATAAACTCAATGCACCTCTTTATGGGTGCAGAGCAGGTTTCAATGACATTGAATGTATTGATGTTGATCTTAAGGTGCTCCCATCCCTTCCAGATAGACAAAAATGGTGGGATGAATATATTTCTTTTTTATCAGATAATATTTCAGATTTCTTTGAAAAGGTAGTCATTGCTAAAACAATGAAGGATGGATACCACATTATCTATAAATGTACATCTCAAAGTGGTAATACCAAAATAGCTAAGCTCAAAGGAATGAGAGAGGCCATCATTGAGTCAAGAGGCAAAGGTGGTCAGTTTATTCTGTATGGTAATTTCTTTGGTAAAAATGAGTATCATGATATTAAGTACATTACAGAGGAGGAGCGTGAAATTATTTGGTCCATATCAAGGACATACAACTATGTTGAGGAGGTTAAATTAGATAAACCAACAGTAAAACAATACAAGGTTAATGATAATGAGATAAGTCCTTGGGATGATTATAACAATCAAAGCAACACAATAGATCTTATATCAGATGAGTTTAATATTGTAAGAAACACTACTAAGAATTACATCATAAGACGGCATGGAGCAACATCACCACATTCTGGTTATGTTTATAAAGATAGTGGATGCATGTATTTATTCAGCACAGGAACACAGTATCCTGCAGAGAAGTTGTTGAGTCCATTTGCAATATACGCTCATAAGTTTCATTTTGGTGATTTCAAAGATGCCGCAAATGATTTATATCAAAAAGGATTTGGCACAAGGAGAGTCCCTAAAATAGAGATTGAGGATAAACCAAAAGTTGATATTGATAAACTAACATTCCCTATTGATATATTCCCTCAAAACATTCAGCTATACATTCTTGAGAGTGCCAAAACATTAGGCCTGTCAATTGACTATATGGGGTGTTCATTCATGTGGCTGTTGTCAGTGATAGTTGGTAACTCATTAAAGCTCGAAGTAAAAACAGGGTGGATTGAGAATGCAAATGTGTGGATCTCATTAGTAGGTAAAGCAGGTATTGGTAAGACACCAAGCATCAATCAAATGATTAGGCCTCTTGAGGTTATAAATAACACACACATTAGAAGGTACATCAAGGAGTATGCTAAGTGGGTTGAGTATGAGAAAAAAGATAAAAAAGAGAGAGAGCATTCAGAGGAGGTAAGAAAGCCTAAAAAGACTCAATTTATAGTGAATGACATTACACTTGAGGCATTAGTTGACTTGCATGAAGAGAATAAAAATGCTGTGGGTGTGTTCAAAGATGAGCTGGCAGGTTGGTTTAAAGACATGAATAAATACAGGGCAGGATCTGACCTTGAATTTTGGTTGTCCTGTTGGAGTGGTAAGGCTGTAAGTATGAACAGAAAAACAGCTAAGAGTTCATTTGTTGATAAACCTCACATCCCTGTGCTTGGAGGTATCCAGCCAAGTATCTTTGATCAGTTTAATACAGAGGAGAACAAAGAGAATGGATTTACAGATAGGATGTTAATAACTTTCCCTGATTTGTATGTTGATACTTACAATGAAAATGAGATGGATGACCGTATCTTAATTTGGTATGATGAGTATGTTGTTAAGTTTTTTGATACAGTTAAAAGAGAGTGGGTTAAATACAATCAAGAGGATGATATTGAGCCTATTAAGGCAATACTATCTCCAAAGGCTAAGATACAATGGATGAGAATATTCAATAAGATTACTGAGATGCAGAACAGTGATGCTGAAAATGAATACATGAAATCAATGTTGCCAAAACAAAAGAGTTATATCCCAAGATTTGCACTCCTTCTCAATGCTTTATGGAGCTATGATATTGAAGAGAATGATGGCTCTTATAGTTTGATAGGTGCAGATGCTATGTTGAAAGCTGAGAAACTGTCTGACTACTTTATTAACATGAGTAAAAAAGTTAAGATTGAATCACAGGATAAAAAGGATATGAAGTATATTATTAAGGCAGACCAAAGCATGAACTCATTTGATAAATTTAAGTCTCTTTATACTCAAAATAAAGACCTTAATCAGTCAAGTGTAGCTGAGATATTGGGAGTATCAAGGCAGACAATTAATAAATATATTAAAAAGATAGAGAATGCTGACAATAACCAATGAAGATAACATGGTGCTCATGGCTCGCTATCCAGACAAGTACTTTGACTTGGCTATTGTTGACCCGCCTTATGGGATAGGTATAAATGAAAGCATAGGCAGGAGAAAAGGAATGAAACACAGCGGTCACAAAAAAGCAATTTGGGATAACGAAATACCAACTCAAGAATACTTTAAACAGTTATTTAGAGTATCAAAAAATCAAATTATTTGGGGTGCTAATTATTTTATAATGCCACCAACTAAATCTTTTATTATTTGGGATAAATGTTATTCTGAAGATGTAACTTTTAGTAGATATGAATATGCTTATAGTTCTTTTAACGTAACAAGTAAAGGTTTTGTTTTTAATGGTCAAGCCAACTTAGGTAAAATACACCCAACTCAAAAACCTGTGGCACTTTACAAATGGCTCCTTGACAAATACGCTAAGCCAACTGATAAGATACTTGACACTCATTTAGGTTCAGGTTCAATAGCAATAGCGTGCCATGACTACGGCTTTGACCTTACAGCCTGTGAGCTTGATAAGGAATACTATGATAAGGCAATGCAAAGGATAACTAATCATACTAATCAATTAAATTTATTTATATGAAACGAATTAACAAAGACAAACTCAATGCTCTTATGATGGAGCAGTTGAAACAGAAGTATCCTAACATGCCTGAGGCATATATCCCTAAGACTGAATGGAATGATAACTCAGCTAATGCACTCACAAAGTGTGTCATTGCATGGATACAGTTCATGGGCGGTCAAGCTGAACGTATCAGCTCACAAGGTCAGTACAGGGAGGGAGCAAAGATACAAGTAGGCACAGGTGAGATTGCTTACCATAAACAGCTGCCTGGTAAGTGGACTCCAGGACAAAGTACTAAGGGTACTGCTGACATCTCATCTACCATCAGAGGGAGGTCAGTTAAGATAGAGATTAAGTATGGCAAGGATGTACAGTCTCAAGTGCAAAAGGAGTATCAAGCATCCATTGAGAGGGCAGGAGGCGTGTATCTCATTGTGAGGACCTTTGATGAGTTTGTGGTGTGGTATAGTAACTTCACTCAAGGGCTATGAGTGCAAAAGATAAGGCAATAGAGTTAGTAGATACCTATAGGATAATGCTAATGAACAGTGATACTGAATGTGGTGAAGAGATACTATGTACTGTGATAGCTAAGTACTGTGCATTGATAGCTGTGGATGAGATGCTTGATTTTAGAAATGCCTTGTATATCAATGAGGGCAGTTTGGCTCATCAATGGCTACTGGATGTTAAACACGAAATACAACTACTATGACATGGGAGGAAAATTACCTAAAAGGTAGAACAAAAGAAGAGGTGTTGCGTAGACTTAAGGTCAAGGGTAAGCACTACAGGAAGAAGTACTGTGAGAAGAGAGTTAAGGGTATAAATAATGAAACAGATTAGATATGAAAGCAAATGAGCTAAGGATAGGTAATTTAGTAAATGAGTGGAATGGAGTTGATAAGAAATATTTTATTCAAAAAATTACCGCTGAAGATATAAGATCTCTTGATGAAAATTGGAGAGATTATGAAGGCATCCCATTGACAGAAGAGTGGCTGATTAAGTTAGGGTTTAAATACAGTGAGTTTGAGGATTTATATCAAAAAGATGGATTTGATGTTGATATTAAAGATAATATATATTGTCACTTTTATCTTAATGAATATGGTGATTGGTACAAAGATATTGACTACGTCCACCAACTTGAAAATCTATACTTTGCACTTACTGGAGAGGAATTAACATACAATTGTTAATAACTTTTATTTTGTACTTATGTAAAAGTTTATTATCTTTGTAAAAATAATATTTACAGTATGGAAAAAGAAATCAAAACAGCTACTGAGAAAATCAAGGAGCTGAATGAGTTGAGTAACACATTGACTCTACACCAAAAACTACACCGGGCAAAGTTAGCCATTGGTAAGGTAGTTAAGAACGCACAAAGTCACCACTCTAAGTATGCTGACCTAAATGCTATCATGGCAGAGGTTGAGCCTGTACTACTTGAGAATGGCTTAATCTTATTACAACCTATCCAGGGCAACAGTGTATGCACTCAGATCATTGACATTGACTCAGGTGCCATGTTGCAATCTTGCATGGACTTACCTCAAAATGTCAACCCACAACAGATGGGATCTGCCATTTCTTACTATCGTAGGTACACCCTGCAGTCGGCTCTCTCATTACAGGCAGTGGATGATGATGGTCAACAGGCATCAAAGGAGCAACCAACTGAGACTAAAAAAGAATCATTATCAGATGCACGTTTCAAGGCTGCTCTTGCTAAGATTAAGGCTAATGAGTTCACAGTTGAGGAGTTGAAAGCTAAGTTTTATTTAACCAAAGAACAGGAGGCACAACTATGAAATGGAGGCCATCACAATTAGGTAAGCTCATGACTAACTCAAGGAGTAAGTCTGAGCTCTTATCTGAGACTGCTAAGTTTGAGATACGTAAGATAGCAAAACAGGACTT